AATCGTCTGAACTAAAGTAATCCATATACTATATCTAGTGTATTTTAAAAAAAATAAAACAGAAAAGATGTATGTGTATAAAGGGGTGGATGGCTGTAAGGGTGTCCTCTAGTTCGGTATATATATATAATATAAAATGCGGGTGTTTCTGGGGGTATAGGGGGTATAAATTTTGCAAAAAAGAGGGTTGCACTCTATATATATATCTTTTTTAGATTAGCGATAAATAAAGATTATCAAACGTTATATAGTTAATGATTAAATTGCCGATTGTTATGACGTGAGAAAAAAAATTGCTGTCTATAAATTGAAATAGGATCTTTTAATAACTTTCTTAATTATATTTACACCTCACATATTAATTTAAAATCATTATAAACTGTAAATATACAACACCTGTTGCAATAATATCACACACAATAAATAATATATCTTATTTGTATCTGCCATAATTGTGCCTTATTAATTTAAGATGCTTTTAATTATGCAAAAAAAAACAAATCAACCAAAGGAAACTATGATAAAATTAATTTGGAAAAAAACTAGAAAAAATTTTAGAGGAAGTTATGCTAGTTGGTATGCAATTTCACCTTTAAATAATTTTATCTTCATTGCTAGTGATCAAGGTGGTCAATGGTCAAACCATATTATTTATAAAAAACATTTACATTTAATTAACGATATTGATTGGCTTAATGTTGAAGATTTAAATTGTAATGGTGAAAAATTTTTAGATTGTGCCTGTCATACTCTTAGAGGTTCAAAAAAAGAATTTCAAAGATTTGTAAATAATTTTAATAAAAACAATGAATATACTTTTAACTTTTATATTTTAAAAGATTATGTTCAATCAACAAAAGGTAAATAATGCAAAAATATAAATACAAAATAAATAACTGTAAAGATTGCGAGGGTTATGGATATTTTCAAGATGTAAAGAGTACAGGCTTAATTTCAAAAAATGATCCTTATCATAAACCACATATTGAAAGGTGTGATAGTTGCCAATTCTTTACAAGTGATCTTGAAGCTGTCGGTTTTCATGCCACAAAATTGACACAAAAACAAATTAAATTTATTAAATAAACAACTGAAAGGAAACTATGACAAAGCAAAGAAAACTAATACAAATTAAATATCCGCCATTTGATCCATCAGTAAAAACTTATGCTGATATTTTTAAATATGAAGATGAAATGACAGAAAAAGATCACAAAAATTTAAAACGTGAAATTTTTAAAAATCAACAATACAACAAATAGAAAGGAAACAAATGAAAGTAGAAAACATAACAAGCAACAATGGGAATAAAATAGCAAATCAATTTGTTATTA